CTTTCATAAACATATCATTCCCACATGTCATAGCTGAATTGAAACCACCATCTTGCACTTGTCCTAAAACTTGTGCAAGAGGCAAAGCATCCACCGGCACATAGTTCCTAAAATCAGGAACAGCAAATTGGATATCATCTCCTCCAGATATCCAAATATTACAATCGAGTGTGTCGGTAACGCTATCTGGTCTGCGCAACTCATTTAGTACATCTATCACCAAAGTACCGGTCGTAAAATGAGAGTCGGCATCGAGGTCGAACTGCGTTAGACCACATGGTTTCCAAACAGTATTGGAAACATATGGAATAACGAATTCGATCTCATCCGACGTTCTCAGATCCACGATTTCCGAGTACCCTTGATTCAGATCCATCATATCCGATAAGACGCTACCTGAAGGTACGAATGACACCCTCAATCTGCCAGAATGGTATGCAGTTTTTGTTACTTGAATTTTGAATTTAATTGATCCACGCCAGTAACGAAACATGGATGCAACATAGCCCATTGCCGTTGATAAATATTTTGGGTCTCCCACACCGTCATATGCCGATGCACCCGGCGTCACCACAGATATGAATAAATTGGTACCTATATTGTTGTTCACAGTCCACGTGAATGAAGAAAGAAAACTTTCATGTTTACACACGAAAGGAATATCCATTTCATCCAAATGCGAACCGAAAACATCAATTCGTGTACCAATAGTATTCTCTACTGATGACCCAAGTACAACTGAATTATCGACACCATCACAATTGGTGTAACCATAAGCTGGAATGGATGTAAACTTGTTGTTCGCTTGTAAATTCATTGGTTTCGACAATCCAAACATGGCAGCAACTTGTGACACTGCGTGTGCTATCCATGAAACTGGTGCCAAATACTTTCCAATAACTGGCAATGTACTACCCATAGTTGCCATATTCCCAACTATACTAGCTGGCGATGATATAATGCCAGTAGCAGCCCTTAGTTCTGCTTCGCCTACCTGCGCAAGTGGCAATTGTATGTCAGATATGCGCTCCTCTAAATTTTTACGTGCTGCGAGAGGATCACCTCTAAATAACTTCATAAAACGCTGGAAAGAACTCATAGCAGAAGCTGATGGTCCAAAGTTATTAGGAATAGCTGTTGGTATTTGCAATGATATGTCCACAAACCTCGCAAATACACTGGCTGTTGCGCTACCAGTCTGTAAACTATTTAGTACGGTAATTGAAAGTG